AAGATTTGGGAAATCCAGCAGCGTATGGCTGATCTGGCGGCCGACGAGAAGCTTGCTGAAAGAGAACGGCGAAGCCTCCCTCCACGGCGGGCGCCGTCTGGTGGGGAAGCCCAGCCGCAGACCCCGCAGACGACCGTCCGAGAGAACTCCCCATCCCCGACGGCTGGCTCTGAGCCTAAGCCTTCGCCCGAGGCTATGTCTTGGTATGAGGGCAACAAGGACTGGTTCAACAAGGATGCCGTGATGACGCAGGTCGCGCGTGTTGTTGACCAGCAGATGGTGGCCGAAGGCTTCTCGCCGGAAGACCCCGACTACTTTGACGAACTTGATAAGCGGTTGCGCACTGAGTTGCCGCACAAGTTCAGGGGTCGCCCCGGCCCGGCTGGCCGCCAGCAGGCTGAGACGCCCACCATTCAGGCGCGTGGTGGAAACACTATGGCCGGCAATAAGATTCGCGTTATCATTACGCAAGCAGACCGTGAGATGGCCAATCATCTTGGCCTAGACATCACGACCTATGCGCGCGAAAAGGCGAAGCGTGAACGTGCTCAGGGCACACCAAATCAATACACGGAGATTCTGTAATGGTTAAGCATAAGCTGTTTGTGGCTCCTAATGAAGCCGACGAAGCACTTGAAATTTCTCTTGAAGAAGAGTATACTCCACCTAATGCGCTAGAAATTCCGCCCATGCCGGATGATGACCAGTACGTTTATCGCTGGATCAGGTTCCGAATGGGAAGTGAAGATGACTACTCTAATATTTCTAAGCGCATGCGCGAAGGCTGGAAGTTCGTCCCCATGGCAGAGATGCCCGAGGGATTCGTATTTCCGGCGGTCGGTTCAAAGATTTCTGCCCTAGAGGGCATGGCTGTAAATGGCGATCTAGTTCTTGCCAAGCTGCCACGTCGACGAGCGGAAGCCATCCTCCAGTTTGCAATCGACCAAGCAAACGAAGCGGAGCGGGCTTACAACCTCAAGACGATCAGCTATGAAGACGGAACAGGCCGTTCGGTACAGCTCGCGAATAACAGTACGAAGACTTACTCCAGGGGGCGGCGACCGTCCTTTGGTTAACAACTGAAGGAGAACACTGGTGGCACTTTCTTTTGCCCCTTTCGGCCTGCTTCCTGCCCAGGGCTTCAATAGCCACGGCAACGAAGTTCGCCAGTACGCTGCGCCCAACGGTGCCGCGTGCCCCGATCTTGCTAAGGGTAGCCCGGTTGGCCTCTCTGGCGGCGTCGTTACGTCCGCTGGCGGTGGCACCGGGCCGCTCCTCGGCGCTGTGATCGGCATTGCCTACATCGACGGGACCACGAAGCGTCCGGTCGTCGATCAGTATCTGCCGGCTGACGTTTCTAGCGCGGGCTTTATTGATGGCGATAACCGGCCGCAGGTTTATGTGGTTGATAATCCGGAGACTATCTTCCAGATTCAGGCGGATGCGTCTGTGTCGGCGGGCGATGTCGGGCTTAACTTCAATGTCACGGCCACTGCCGCTGATGCAATTGATACCGTTTATAAGGTCAGCCGCCACGCGCTCGACGCCTCGACTCGCACGTCTGCGATTACCGGCGCGCTCAAGGTGGTTGGGCTTGCGCGTATTGTGGACAATGCCTGGAGCGATCCGTATCCGGTGGTCCTTGTGCGTATGAATAGTGTTATTGCTCAGGTTTCGGCCGGCTAAAGGGGAATAACAAATGGCTATTCTTACTCGCGCACAATTTTCGAAGCAGCTTATCCCTGGTCTCAATGCTATCTTTGGGCAGGCGTATAAGCAGATCGACAATGAGCACCTGCCGCTTTTCGACACTGAAAAGTCTGACCGTTCCTTTGAAGAGGAAGTAGGCCAGTCTGGCTTTGGCACCGCGCCCACCAAGTCTGAAGGTGAGCAGGTGTTCTTCGACACGGCCCAGGAAACGTGGACTTCTCGCTACATCCACGAGACCGTGGCGATGGCCTTTGCCATCACCGAAGAGGCTATCGAAGACAATCTGTATGGTACGACCGGCAAGCTCAAGGCGAATGCCATGGGTCGTGCGATGGCCAACGCCAAGCAGATCAAGGCCGCCAACGTCTTTAACAACGGCTTTAATACTGCCGCTGCCTATCTTGGTGGTGACGGCAAGCCGCTGTTCTCGACGACCCACCCGACGCTGGCTGCTGGTTCGCAGTCGAACTCGGTGTCGGCCGACCTGTCTGAGACGGCCCTTGAGAATGCCCTGATTAATATTTCCTTGCAGAAGGATGATCGCGGTATTCTGATTGGCTCCCAGGCCGTCTCGCTGCACATTCCCCCGCAGCTTCAGTTTGTGGCTCACCGCATCCTGAAGTCTGAGGGTCGTGTTGCGACTGCCGACAATGACACTAACGCCATGCGTGACATGGGCCTCTTCTCGAAGGGGTACACCGTCAACCATCGCTTCACTGACAGCAATGCTTGGTACATTCGGACTGACGTTCCGGGCGGCACCAAGATGTTTGTGCGTATGCCGCTGGCCACGAAGGACGACGTGGACTTCCTGACCGGCAACATGCGCTACAAGGCCCGTGAGCGTTACAGCTTCGGCTGGTCTGACTGGCGCGCGTGGTACGGTTCGTCTGGCTCCACCTAATAGGTTTGGGGGACTTCGGTCCCCCATTCCGCAACCTCAATAGGAGACAGACTCATGACTACCTTTAGCTATCCACTAACTGTTAAGCGAGTTAACCCCGGCGCCACGGCCGTCACTGCGGCGCAGAGCAAGGTGCCCTCGTACCTGACGGCGGTTGTCTCGGTCGGTATGACCGGCACGGCGGTTGGCACTACGACCATCCCGCTCTTTGTTGCCCCGGCTGGCTCGCGTGCCGTCGAAGGTTTCATCGATGTCGTCACGGCCTTCGATAACACGGCGAACACCAATATTTCGCTGGGTGTCTCGGGCGTCGACGGCCAGATCATGGCGGCTACCACGGCCAATACTGCGGGCCGTACTCGTGCGACTCCGACGGCGGCTATGGTTTCTGCCAACGCCATCGTCTTCTCGGTTGACACGACTATCCAGGCTGTTGTGTCCATCACGACTTCAGTGGTAACGACTGGGCAGCTCATTGCCTACGTCGTTCTGATCTAAGGCCGTCAAAACAAAAAGCAACTACACCCGCTGAATTACATGCGGTAATTTAGGGGGGCCGCAGGGTCCCCCTTTTCTTTTTGGAGTTAGCCAGTGGCCACTAGCGGCGTCTCAAACTACAATCCGGAATTTGATGACATCCTGCAGGACGCGGCGGCTATGGTGGGCGGCGGCCCCATTCTGGCAGAAGAACTCACGGCCGCCATGCGTGGTATGAACATTCTGCTTACGCGCATTCAAAACAAGAACGTCCTCCTGCACAAGATCGAAACCACCAGCATCAGCGTCAGCGTGTCACAAGGTCAGTACGAACTCGATAACACCGTGCTTGACGTGCTTTCGATTTCCAACCGGCTTGACACGGCCGACCTAGTTCTTGAGCGCCACGGCTACCAACGGTGGGCCGAGATTCCCACCAAGACACAGGCCGGGCGTCCAACCTCTTATTGGTTTGACCGGCGCCGCGACACCTGCCTGCTGAATGTGTGGCCCCTGCCTGATGACTCTTACACGCTGATTGTGACCCTGCAGAAAAATGCCGAAGAAGTCATCCGCGCTTTTAATCAGATTGATGTGCCTCGGCGTTTCATTCCTGCTCTTATCTTTGGCCTTGCATATTGGATTGGCCTGCGTCGCAATTCACGCGTACCTACTGAGCGCTTGGCACTACTTAAGGCAGAGTATGACGCAGCGGTAACTGAAGCCATGGGCGAAGATCGCGAGCGCGGCTCAGTCTTTCTTAGGATTGGGAGACGCCACTGATGGCCGGCTATACTTATAGCACTCTTGTTACTGACGTAGTTGCCAACATGGAGGAAGACTCGGCAGAGTTTCTTGCTGCCATGCCGGCAATCATTGAGCGCGCGCAAACCTATTTGCAGCGGCGCTGTGATGTTGTCAACATCCTGCTGAATGTTGAGGCGGCTGTGTCGGCTGGCTCGCGCCTCGTGTCCCTGCCGGATGACCTTCTTGTCCTCAAGAACATTCAGATCGCGGTGTCTGGTACTGGCATCATTAACCTAACGCAACAGACGAACGAGTATCTGGTAGCGTACTGGCCGGTCTTTACGTCCACAGACACGCCAAAGTACTATGCGCCATACGACAACAGCGCCGTGCTGCTGGCTCCGACCCCCGCCTCAGCCACGACCGCCTACTTGGAGTACGTGCCGAAGGTGGCCGTCCTGACGTCGACTGCTCCCAGCAATTGGTTTAGCACAGATGCCGACGCGGCTTTCTTTGCGGCGGCCATGATGTACGCCAACATGTGGACCAAGAACGGCGAAGCCACTACGCGGTGGAAGGCTGCGGCCGACGAAGAATTGACCGTCATCAACAACGAAGCCAAGCGTGCTCGGCGTTCTGATAATGTCGATAGGTCGCGTGGCTCGCCTGAAAATAACTTGGCGGAAAATCCGTAATGAGTGTTATGCGTGGATGGTCGATCTGTGACCGATGCAGCTTTAAGTATCGGCGTGGCCAGCTACGCAAGGAAGCTACCGGCTTTGTGGTTTGCCGGGCCTGTGATGACGGAGCCTACGACCTTATACGGCATCCTCAAAATCGGCCACCCCTTCCGCGTCGTGAGATGCTGCCTATTCCAGATGGTCGTCCGCAAGACCAGCCGTGGGTGTGGGGCCTCACTACAGAAGACTCTGACTACATTACTACTGAGGATGGCCTGATTATAGAAGTCTTTAACTACAATTTGCCAATGTCCGCAGAAGCCTACGCTTTCCTAATAGAGTCTGGAGACTTGTTTATTCTAGAGTCTGGAGCGTACCTCAGTGTACTTGACAATCCGTAATGGAGTTAGAAGTGTGATTACCAACTTTGAAGGCTTTTGGGACCTTTTCACTAAGGTTGTGTGGCCAGCCTTAATAGCTTACGCGACCTACTTGCATCGGAGACTTGACGTGCAACACGAGCTAGTGACATCGCTGCAACGTCAGCACTACGAGCTAATGGCAGAAGCCAACAAAACATTTGCCACACACGAATCCATGGCGCAACTTGAAAATAAGGTCGTATCTATGCTAAATAGAATTGACGACAAAATTACGCGCATCCTTGAGGACAAAACCTAATGCCTTCTAGTTATGATCCGCTTCTGCGACTTGAGCTTCAGGTCACCGGCGAAAACGAAAACACCTGGGGTGATAAGACCAACACGACCATCGAGCTTCTTGGTCAGGCGGTCGCCGGTCACGCTGAAATTGATCTGACCGGCTCGGGCACCTACACACTCACCAGCAGCAACGCCATCAGCGACGAATCTCGCAAGGCTTTCCTCACGCTCAGCGGCGCACTGACGGGTGCCCGAACTGTTCAGCTTCCCACGTCGTCCAAGATCTATTTCTTCAACCGGCAGACGACTGGCAACTATGACATCACCGTACAGATGGCGACCGGCGCGGCAATCGTGCTGCCCATCAACGGCCTT